CGGCGTTTCCTGATTTAATTATAGAGAAGGTTGGGGAATAATGGCGGCGAAGTTGCACCCTGCGGAGCGGTATATACGTGACGTGCTGAATGGCAAGATAGCCGTTTGCAAGTGGGTCAGGCTGGCTTGTGAGCGGCATGTAAATGACCTAAAGACTGCCAAGCGCAAGGGCTTTTACTTTGACCGTGACGCGGCGATCTATGCCGAGGACTTTTTCGCGCAGGTATTGACCCATCCCAAAGCCGCCATTCATGCCGAGGCGGGAGAGCCGTTCCTGTTGGAGCCGTGGGAACTCGCCATGATCATCTGGCCGCTGTATGGCTGGAAGCGCAAGGATGGCACGCGGCGCTATCGTCGGGCTTATATTGAAATCCCAAAGAAAAACGGCAAGTCATCACTCAGCGCGGGGCTAGCGTTGGAGGCTTTGTTTGCCGATAATGAATTGAGCGCGGAAGTTTTCAGCGTGGCAGGTTCGCGCGATCAGGCGGCGTTGGTCTTCAACATTGCCAAGGTCATGACCGAGACCAGCCCGCTCTTATTGGAACGCGCCGAAGCCTTCCGCAATGTCATCACCTACAAAGATACCTACTCGGCGTATCGAGTCATCTCGGCAGATGCCCCGCACGCGCACGGGATCAACGCCTCGTGTATCGTCTTCGATGAAATGCATACCCAGCCCAACCGTTTGCTTTTCGATGCGCTCTGGGGCGCGGGCAAGGCTCGCAAGCAGCCGTTGTTTATCATGCTCACCACGGCGGGTTATGATCGCCAGTCGGTGTGTTTCGAGATGCACCAATACGCGCAGGAAATACTAGACGGGGTGCGTGAGGATGATTCGTTCTGGTCGGTGATTTACACCATCGATGAGGGCGATGACTGGACCAGCCCCAAAGTGTGGAAGAAAGCCAACCCGAACATCGGCGTGACCATTGGGCTGGATGCGGTTGCAGAGGAAGCAAAGCAAGCCAAGGCGATAGCGGGGTATCAAAACACGTTTAAGCGTTTAACGTTGAACGTTTGGACGGAACAAGAGACCAGGCTTATTACAGCGGAACAATGGAACGAATGCCAAAGCGCCGCCACCGACCTCGAAGCGGCATCCTGCTGGGGCGGGTTGGACCTCGCCTCGAGTAATGACATCGCCGCGTTCGTGCTCAATTTCCCATCTGCCGACGGTGAAACTCATCGCTGGCTGCCGTTCTTTTGGATCCCCGAAGAGAATATGTTGGAGCGTTCGCGCCAGCATGGAGTCAATTACGACGCCTGGGTGCGCGATGGATACATGCGCGCCACGCCTGGCAACGTGATCGACCTGAAATATATCAAGGCAGAGATCGAGCAGTTGGGGCAAATTTATAAGATCAAACAGATCGCCTACGACCGCTGGGGCGCGCGTGAAATCAGTCAGGACTTGCAAGATATGGGTTTTGAAATGGTCGAGTTTGGGCAGGGCTTCCGCAGTATGGCAGCGCCCACAAAGGAATTTTTACGCCTCGTTGCATCCAAAAAATTACAGCATGACGGGCACCCCGTTCTGCGTTGGATGGCAAATAACATCGTCGCAAAGTCTGACGAAGCGGACAACCTCAAACCCGATAAACAAAAATCCAAAGAAAAGATCGACGGCATTGTGGCTGGCATTATGGCTCTGGACATGGCGCTGCGCAATACCCAAATTAAGGCGAGTGTGTACGAGACAAGGGGAGTGTTGAGGATAGGGGATAAGTTGTAGAGGATGAACGCGGAGCGTGAATGATGAAGGAGAAAAATAGTTATGGCAAATGCTAATATTGAAGTAACTTTGAAAATTGACCCAGCAACTTTGAAGGTTGCGAATCTAATTCGCTCCGCTAATTTTCTACTTGGATTTAGGCAAAGAATTATCTCGAAAGAATTTGACAAGTTTTCCCCATCATTGTGCGGTGCGTTACATGATTTATCCATGGCAGTGAAAGAAGTAGAAGAAATATTGCGCGTGGATGAGAGAAAATCAAGCGATGAATGATTTGATTGTGATCTATGTGGATGGGGTGACGGTGGAAGCGCCAGAGTCGTGTTTATTTGTCCCTCACTTCGCATGTCGTTCTGAGCGGAGCGAAGAACCTCTACGCAATGAGGTAGAGACCCTTCGCTCCGCTCAGGGAGTCATAGAAGATGACGAAACATAACAAGCGCCTATCCTTCAAAGAACGCGAATACATGCGCGAGATGGGGGAGGGCGTGTTTGACCTGCGTCTAGACCGTCCGCGCCGCCTGCGAAATGCGCTGCTCTGCCTGGCACAGTCTGATCCGCATTGGATGACCTGGCTCGAAAAGAACTTCAAACCTCACCAAACCATCCGCGAACGCGACCTGCTGCTCATCGAAGCGCGCGCGCGGGCGATTGTTTTGCGTTCCTATAATTTCTTCGGGCGTTTGAGCATTGGCGAGATAGTATTGCGGCATAACTGGCCGTTTAATGATAATGGGTCGCTTTCGCCCGGGTAGCTTTTAGCGGTTAGCGGTTGGCTTTTAGCGGGGGAAATTTGTGTGTTGTAAATCCTTGACACGTTGTACAACGTGTAGTAAAATGCCTTTACCAATAAAAAGGAGATTGACGATGGATAAAAAACCCGCTTATATAATTTTGAAGGCTGATCCTAATCCAGATTATGAGTTTCCAGACCCACGCGCTACTGTGAAAACTGTAAAGGTCAGCCTTCCTGTCAGTAGCTTTGCAAAGGCGTCCGAAGTTTGCAGAAACTTTATCGAAAAGTTTGATCTCGGTTCTGGTAATTGGACGGGCGGTCAAATAGGAAACATCGAAGGAAAAATCATTGCTCATGTTTCCTATAATGGGCGTGTGTGGGAAGGTGAGAAGTATGTGGAGGGATGCAAGGAAATTTTGATATGAAAAAACTGCTTGACCTGTTCTGTAAGGCTGGCGGTGCGGGAATGGGATACCATCGCGCGGGTTACAATGTGACGGGCGTTGATATAGAACCACAACCACGCTATCCGTTCAAATTTATTCAGGCAGATGCGGTTGAATATTTGCGGGAACATTGGCAGGATTATGACGCATTTCATGCTTCGCCTCCCTGCCAAAAAAACAGCACAATGACCAAGGGATTATGGAAGGATAGATTAGCTTCGCACCCTGAGTTTATCGCTCCAATTCGTGATATATTGAAATTGACAGGGAAGCCGTATGTCATTGAGAATGTACCTACTGCGCCGCTAATAAATCCAACTATATTATGCGGATCAATGTTTGGGCTTGGAGTCAGAAGACATAGGTTATTTGAAATATCCTTCATGGTGATTACACCTGCCTGCAACCATGCAGCGCAAAGCCATGTAGTCGCAGTCTATGGACATTCAGGCGGAAGTAGCAAGCGTGATGGTTTGAAGTTCGGCGGTGTTGATACGTGGAGAGAAGCCATGCGAATTGATTGGATGACAGGTGCGGAATTAGCAGAAGCAATCCCGCCCGCATATACCGAATATATAGCAGGATTTATAAAATGAAAAATGAAACTAATGAAAAGAAACCCCGCAAGCATGATCCACGCTGGAAGGATGTCACTTCAGGGGCGCGGACAAAAAAGCGCACCGTGCAAGACAACGCATGGGCGGCGAAGGTGAGCAAAGGCAAATACAAAACCCTGCGGACGCTGATGACCGCGATCCATAATGGTGAGCAGTTTGGAGTTACAATATAGAATATTCCCGCCATGCTCACAGATGCTGGATTGGTTGTCGCAGTCAAGAGTGACGGGCGTCCATGAGAGAAGGAAGGATGATATGACGTGGAAACAATTTAAGGAGTATGTTGATAAAGAGTTAAAGGAAAAAGGCATTGAGGAAAATACTGAGCTTTGGTATATAGATATTTCTTTTCTAGGTGATGACGATATTGAAAAAGAGCGGATCAATGTTTTTACGGATAAAGATTGTGGAGTGGCAATAGATAAATAGTATAGATTATTCCCGTCATGCTCACAGACGCTGGCTTGGTTGTCGCAGTCAAGAGTGGCGGGAGTCTATGAGGTGATAGTATGATAAATTTCTTTGCATCGTTGGTTTGTTTTATTGTCGCGCGATATTTGTGGCTAATTGGAAATGAGCATAATGCACTGCTAATGTGCATCCCTGCTGCCTCGTTCATGGCACTTTTTTTGGATATTCCACGAACAACTGTACAGATAGTTTCTCTAGTGGTCTTACAAATTCGATTATTAATGTTTGTGCATGGCTGGGGTATGTTGTCGCGGGAGTATGAGCAGATCGATGATGCTGCTTTTCGAGCGGAGTTCCTTTTGCGGAATTTTGGAAAGCATGGGTTTGAGATCGCGCGGGATCGGGTAATGAATTTAGAATAATCGTAGTAGTCTCTGAGAGATTGCTTCGGACGAAGAGCAGGGGCGTCCTCGCAATGACATAATGAGAACATTACAGATTTGATTGGTTGTTAAATTGTTAAAATAATGCTATAATTTTGTAAAGAAAGACCCCCTCTGCCTGCGGCATCTCCCCCAAATGGGAGAGCGCAATTTGGGGGAGAAAAAAATACTTGCCCGACAGACATCCGAAACGGGGCAGTCCTTGAAAAAGGACTGCCCCGTTTTTTTTTGTTAATAGAACCCCTCCCAGCCTCCCCCATTTGGGAGAGCGCCAAATGGGGGAGGAGCAACGAACAGGAATGATTAAGTTTTTACAACAGCGCGAACAAAATGAATTGACTTATTGGGCAGGGTTGGTGCTGTTGTTTTTGGGTCTATGTTTTGAGGTATCGGTGGCGCGGGCTTGCGTGGTGGTGGGCGGGGTGTTGGCGCTTGAGTCTGTGGTCACGTCTTATATAGCCATTTGGAAAAGTGAATAATGCCTATTACATCTTCCATGGTTTTACGAAACACACAGCAAGTGGAAAAGAATGCCCGTGGGGGACGGTCCGCAGTCCGCGAGCGCAGTTATAGCGAAGAGCAGATCACGCCCGAGATCGCGATCACATCCTCGGCGGTGCTGGCAATCATCACCATTATGGCGCAGGACATGGCAAGCCTGCCGCTTTTGTTATATGCCCGCAGGGGACGCAATAAAGTACGAGCCTTCGATAACCCTTATTACAAGTTAATGCACGACCAGCCAAACCCTGAAATGAGCGCCATGGTCTTCCGCGAGTTGATCATGAGTCACATTCTGGCGTGGGGAAACTTTTACTCGCAGTTGATCGTTGACAAGGCTGGGACGGTGGTGGAACTGTGGCCCCTGCGACCCGACAAGATGACCGTTGAGCGGGTGAATGGTCAGAAAATATATACCTATAATTCCAGCGCGGGGCGGCGCGTATTTTTACCCGATGAAATTTTACATATCCCAGGCTTTGGCTTTGATGGGTTGGTGGGCTATTCACGCATTGCCCTGGCGCGAAATGCCATTGGCATGGCGATCAGCACCGAGAAGTATGGCTCGAAGTTTTTCAGCAATGGCGCAAATTTTGACATCGCAGTCAAGCACCCGAGTTCATTATCTGACACAGCGTATAGCCACTTAAGCGACTCGCTAAACCAGAAACATGCGGGAGTCGAGAATAGTCATAAGCCGCTCATTTTGGAAGAGGGCATGAGCGTGGAAAAGATCGGCATCCCGCCAAATGACGCGCAATTTTTAGAGACACGCAAATTCCAACTGAGCGAGATCAATCGTTTAATCGGTCCCGTGCCGCCACACATGATCGGAGATGTGACCAGCACTACCAGCTGGGGAACTGGAATTGATTCGCAAGAGCAGGGATACGTCAATCATACGCTGCGACCTTACGCCGTCCGCATTGAGCAGGGATTGAACATGCAGTTGATGCTGCCTGCCGACCGCGAGGCGGGATATTTCTATGAGCATTTATTCGATGCGCTGCTGCGCGGTGACATTGCGACACGTTTCGAGGCTTATACCAAGGCGATCAATAACGGGATCATGTCCCCGAATGAGGTACGCGGCAAAGAGAATATGAATCCATACGCGGCGGGGGATGAGTACTGGCGTCCGCTGAATATGGCGAGCGCAAGCACGGCGGCGGCAGATCCCGCACAGGCGGCTGCAAGTGTTTTAGAGAG